GGAGCCGTAGCCGCTGCAGTGCCTTGTTGGGTCGTTATATTACTATCTGTTAGCGCCATATTTACCTCCTACGCCGGTAAGAACTTAGCAGGATCAATTTCTTTACCTTGCTTCGTTGTACCAGTGCGAGCTTTGCGGATGCGGTCCATCATATCGTATAGTTCTTTTGCGCCCGCGTCAGAATTACCGTTACCAAGGTGGCTTACAACGTCGGCGGGGACAACAAACTCACCATCACTCAACATTGCTTCCTGTTCGCCTTCAATGCTTGCAGGCACCTCGTCCGCCATACCATCACTAGCGCCGTCTAGATACTTACCCTCTTTAAGTTGAGCAATACCCCCTGCGGCCATACCAGTACCAACAGGTCGAGTTCTACGTGCCGGGTTGCTAGCATTTAATGCGGCAAGCCCCTCTGCGCTCATAGGTGCGGGAAGTGTGCCTCTTGGTACAAACTTAGCATCAGTAAAGTACCTTTGACCACCACTACCGGGGCGGCGATTAGGATCATATGTACCCGGCACGCGCTCTCGCAGCATATCGTATTCTGGAATTTCGCCTTGGTATCCTACTTTTTGCACTTGCGGATCGTTAAGGCCAAAATACTGTGCCCCAGCGCCAATACCTAAGTTAATAAGTTTATTGGCAGTACCATCGTTTAGTAAGTCGTCAAACCAACTCATCGTTTACCTCCTAGGGCGCTTACAATCCCACCCTGTGCTGCTGCATTACGTTGCGTAAAAGGATCGACGAACAACGCCTCTTGCTGTGGTGTGGCAAAGATACTCTCACCGAACGGATCATACACATAGTCAATGCTTGCCGGGTCTGGCGTTTTAACCTCTACAGGAGACGTTTCTAGTAGCTGCTGCATGTATGCCTGTTGGTTTTGTTGCGTCTGCCTTTTAAGCCTATTATCTTCCTGAGTCTGTATCTGTTGCTGCAGTTGCTGTTGCATCTGCGTTTGTTGCTGTATCTGACCCTGTATGCCTGTAGCAGCGAATTGACTAGTCGGGGCTAGTTGCGTTTGTGGCACCGTGCCAGCCATAACCTGTTGTAACATGGTTTGATCTGCGATATCCACTACATTATCAGCGTTTACATCGTACTGTAGTTGTTCTTGAGTAAACGGTGTGGGTTCTGTTAACACCTCTTGCTGTGCTATAATATCGGTAACAAAATCAATATCGGTATTTGTAACTTCTTGTCCTGATTTACCTAGCATATTAGCAATGCTGTTATAGGTAGCAGTAGGTAGAGCTTCTTGTACACGCCCACCAAGATCGCTTTCGGCGTATTGTCCCGCTAAACGTGTTACATCGGCAGGCAAAGCATCAAAGAATCCTGCCGTTTCAAAAGCAGTTCTAGCTTCGCCTTCCGTAACCGCTAGTGGGTCAAACTCTGTTGTAAGCGCTTGTTCTTGGGTTGTTTGGAATGTGGGGTCGTTGGCTTGCGCTACAAACCGAGTAATATCGTCTTCTGTAGCCGGGTAGTTTTGGTCTGCAAAGAACTGTTCTGCTTCACTCCGTGTAACCTGTCGGGGATCTACATACGGATCAACCGCTCCAAACTGGGTGGTTTGGAAGTTTTCTGCACCCTGACCCGTAAATAATGCTACTTCAGACTGATCCGGCGTATACCCAAGACTAGTAAAGTAATCTAACACTTCATTAGTTGTTGTCTGACGAGGGTCTACATACGGGTCAATAGTAGCAAGTTGTGTTGTCTCGGGGGTCTGCCCCGTAAATTGTTGTACTTCTGTTTGAGAAGGTCCGTACCCAAGACTAGTAAAGTAGTCTGCAACTTCGTCTGCATCGGTATAGTTTTGGTCGATAAAATCGTTAATGCCTGCCCGCAGGACATCAGTGCTAGGCACGGGCGCAACATCTGGTGCTTGGGTTACGTCAGGTGCGGCACCTACAAACCGTTGAATATCCGCCGAAGAAGGTACAAATGGAACGCCCGCTGTGTTTTCAGAGAACCCAGACTGCACCTCACCGAGCGTGTTGTAGCTGTTGTCGTTAGCAGAGTTAAGTATGTCTACAGCGGTGTTAAACCTATACACACCATCAGGATTTTGGGTTGCGTCTATAGTGGTTCCGTCAAACTGATAGTCTGGATCGTACCCAAATACTTCTCTGATCTTAGTTTCACCGGCAGCACGAACTTCTGGATTAGACGATCCAGCGTCATTGGCAGCTTGGTTTATCGTAGGATTAAGGTTTACAAGTGCGTTACCTAAAACGTTGTTTGTATTGGTAGTTTTAGGTTGCGTTGGGCCAGCACCCGTTGGACCCCCACTTGGCGTATCAAGCGGTGACGGGGGTCTGGATTCTCCCCCCGAAAGTGCGTTGTACACGCTGCCCGCAGCTACAATAGAAGTAGACGTACCAGTACCTGCCAACGCTCCTAACACAGAGTTTGCGGTTAAGAGGTTACCTAAATCAGCATACGCCCCGCCCGGCTTAAACAGCTCGGAATCGGGGTTTATTTCTTTTACAGCTTGGTAGTTAAAGTAGGCAGACGCACCTTCTTCTACCCCTTCCGAAACACCTTCACCTACAATACCGGCAGCTTTTTTACCTATGTTGCCGAGGGCATACTTCATCTTTTGCCCGCCAACAACGCTCGACACAAGTTTGTCACCGGGATCAAACACACGACCAACTGTGCCTTCTATGGCCGCTGCCATAAGTCCGTTAGTTATGGCATATTCCTGCGCTCTAGCTGACGCTGCTTCCGTTGTCATCCCCGGCAACTTCATCAACTCATCATAGGTTATAGCATACGTTTCGCCCGCAGTGGCACCAGCAGTTTCTAATGTTTGTAGTCCAGCATTTGATGTCCATGCAGCGGCGCTGCCCCACTTTTGAGAGACTTGTTTAACCGTCTCCTCCGCGAACTCTCTGCCTGCCTGCCTACCAACGTACGCCCCGCCTCTAATTCCAGCTTTAACTGCTGTGCCTACACCACCAGAAGCGAGTAGTAACGGTAGTTCCTGTATAAGTTCTTTAGCTATTATTTCTCTCAACACCACACTTCGGTATTTAGAACTATACAATCCTTCACCAATGGCTTGAAGAGTTCCTACAATACCTTCAGCACTTTGGTAACTCTTCTCCCACTCTTCTACTAAATTATTATACTCTTCCGGCTGTGTAGCTGTAGCAATACCAATCATTGCCTGAGTAGCTTTACCCAAATTAGTTGTTCGGGCGTCTATGGGGTTATTTCGGCTGTTGCGGAAGAAACTAACAATCCCGTTAAAACCACTTAGTAGCTCCCCGCCAGCGCCCAGCACAGTGCCAGCATTTTTACGGACCCCATCTAAATCACCTACATCAATCCCGTACTCCTCTTTAATTTTGGCTCTGTTAGTGTCTAGGTACTCAATAGTATCTTTAACACCTACAGAAAGATCTACAAGGCTGCGAGAGAAGAAGTCTAACTTGCTATACTCTTCTTCGTTTAGTTCTAGCTTGCCCGCAGCGTCTATTGCTGCAACAGGATTTATCTTGGCTACTTCAGTTAGTGTAGGTGGTGGAGGTGGCAGGGGCTGGGTGTAGATCGTTCCGACTTCTGACATAGGAACAACAGTACCATCAGGTAGTACATCCCCGCCAGCCGCTAACCTTTTTAACTCTGCGCCACTTTCGCTGTTCAGCACAATGTATTGGTTTGTAGTCGGGCTAAATACTGTACGGGTTTCAGTGTTAAACTCTGGATTAAATGCAGGCTCAGTCCAATTAACGTCTTCGGTTGTAAATTGAAGGGCGCGTTGTCCACCATCGGACGCAGAAGCCGCATACTGAAGTGACCTATTTACAGCAACCAGACGAGCTTTACCCGAAGCTATGTCAGCATCTGTAGTACCGGGAGCCTTGGATATAGGTCTGGTTATTGCCTCTACCGCGCTCCGAGATAGGTCAGGAGCGTCGTTAATATAAGCATTTATAGCCGCTACAACCGGAGTAAGGGTCGGATCTGCGGATAAGTCAAGATTTCTGACTGCGTTTAAATCGTTTCCGATTACTGCCTTTGCTGCGTCTACAAGGCCGTCTTCAAACTTTTTATAGTCTTCTAAACTTCGCCACTTTTTGTCTTCCTGAGAAACCGACAGACTATAAAATTTTTGTCGTAACGTCCTATCTATCTGTGTATCAGATTCTTGCCTGTTAACAGGGTTTGATCTACCTGTAGCAAGCCAATGCCCGTAAGCATCAGTGTCAGACGATAAATTGTTTAACTCTCGATATTCTGTTTCGTTAAAGTCTGGACGTAACGCTTTTGTAAATCCTTCGTTAGCTACTGCGCGAATAGGTTCAGCAGCTTGGTCCAAATACTCTTGGTCTGTAAACAGAGCCTGTTCCGCAGCTTTGACTTTATCTATTTCCGCATTGTAGTTAAGTACTTGTTCGTCATATACAGTGCGGAGGTTTGATAGCGGAGCCGTTATCTCTGCGTATTTAGCATTCCACGCATTAAGCCGATCATACGCCGCTCTATCGGTACGCCCACCAGCTTCAAAAGCGTTTTTCTCTTGTTCCCACTCTTCGTAGCTATAGAACCCTTCAACCTGCCCGGCTCTTAGAGTTTCGGCCTGATCTATTACGTTGTTAACACCTTCGGCGGCTACATCTACTAATAGCGATTTCTCTTCCGCGCCACCTAAAGCTACTTCATATGCAGCCGTACTACCCGCTATGTTATCAAATAGAGCATCCAGACCCCCGCTTGTAACTTCATCTATGGCTTTATTAAGGTCTTCCTGAAATACACCGGAAAGGCTAGCTTTGTATGCTTCATATGGATCTGCGCCTGTATAAGCTGTTCTAGAAACATCACTTATAACTTTAGCTATCTGTGCTGCAGACTTATCAGATACACCTGTTACGTTTGTAAGCGCTCGTGATGTTGCTTTCGACGCAATAGCAGCGGACGTAACTGCGCTAGCTAGTTGTTTGTCGCTCGGCATTTCTCCGGTCATAGCTAGACTAGATATAGTTGCCCCAGCAGCACTTGTTATTACGTCTTGCGCTATCTCCGGTATTGAATCCCAAGTATCAACTATGTCAGATAGCTCAATACCAATAGACTCTGTTGCAGCGTTAAAGTTGTCTACAAAGTCGCTGCTTTCAAAGTACTCCATCCCAACATCAGCAGATCCATACCCAGCGCCATCAACGGCAACTTCTGCCTCACTAGCTTCCATACCTTCTCGTATGTAAGACCCAGCTTCTGAAAAAGAGGCACGCCCAGCCCCACTAGCAGCGCCCATAAGGGCAGCTCTACCAATATCGCCTCCGGTAGCTGCTGCTGTAATCACGCCCCGAGCAGCTCCGGCAGCGGCCTCTCCGGCAATTCTACCTACTGCTTCACTACCAACGCTGCTGCCTACCTCTGCCCCAACGAAGTCACCCACTATAGGACCAACTTTAGAGCCTACATAAGACGCAGCTACTGCGAGAGCTATGTCCCCTATATCGCCGCCTTGTATGGCTGTACTAGCCCCGTTTATAAGAGGGACTGCCCAAGCATTTCCGGTAGCGACGGCAGCAATAGTAGCGATAGTTGTAAGAGGGTCGTCCAACATCCCCTTGACAACGCCGCTAGCCATGTCAATGACAGGCTCAAGAATTTCGTCTACGGCAAAATCTACGACAGATTCTACTGCATCCCCAACCCAACTTACGGCACTACTAACGGCGCTTGCTACAAAACCCATTTAAGAAACCCTCGGTATTGGATCATTGCCGAGTTTGAAATATGATACGTAGTTGCCGTTAGCCTCTTGCCCTATGTATATCCTACTATCAGTGTTGTTTTTGAATACTCGTTGCATTAGTTGAAGTAATTTTAATACTTCAGACCCACTAAACGAAGTGCTGTAGTGAGTTATATCTTTTTTCCGTAAGTATTCCATATATTCAAGGCAGTTATTAAGGTAGTTTTTGCCTGTGTCTACATTAAAGGCACGCCCAACCATTTTGTTCTTATTTGCTCCTACACCGCGATTTGCTAAAAACACAGTATTACCAAACTGAACGGTATCAGCGGTATCGAGCGTACCTTCTTTAGCAATAATTGCTAACGCAGTAGCAATGGGAGTATCACCAGCACCAATTTGATCGAGCGCTTTAGTTATAATTTCAGCGCTACGTAACTCTTTATCGTTACTGCTTATAGTTTCCATTTGAGCCATATTAAAACTACCCAATTTCTAACAAGCTAGCGACCACATGCAGCCTGTCAGCCGTAACAGCGTTGACTTTTAAGATTTCACCTTCTGTAACTACCAATGGGGCGGTCAGTAGCTCCACTGTAGTGTTTGCTCCTATCGCTTTTACCTTAAACAAACTAAACACAGAAGCGTCGTTAGTGAGCGTAACAGTTATCGTATCGGCATTACCAGAATCTTCAGACACCAATATAGATTTGAATATTGCGGTAGTGGCTGTAGGACACGTATACAGAGTAGTTACACTCGTAGCTGTAAGATCTAGTTTAGCGTTTTTGTAGTTATTAGCCATTAGCCCATAAACCACGCTGTAGACTCTGCATACTCCTGCTTTAGAGCATCTTTGAGTGTGTTATCTATTTGGTTAAAATACAATCGCAACGTTTCATTGCTCTGACTAAAGAACCCCGATTCGTATTCTTCTGGAGCAAAAGACAATGGGGGAGACACAAAGTCCATATTTGTTTTAAAGGTTGACGACATTACCGCCTCCCATCAGGTCGTGTGTCTAAACGAGGAGAGCCTAGCTGCCACTGCACACCTGCCGCTGTAGACTCAACCTTAATAGACATTTGCCTACCGCGCACGCGCATATCAAGTTGGCTGGTGTACTTCTCTACGGGGGAAGTAGCAGACCTTGTAATTGTACCGCTGCTGTTACCTCCTTCTGAATTAGGACTGTTGTAGCCGGAACCAGAGTCTTGGAGTGGAAGCAACGACAACGACGCTACAGGAGAATCTGCTGTAGACCCATCAAAGGTAATATCCGGTAGTACTTTGGACACAAGGCTAAACCTGTGACCATCCTCTATATCAAATTCTGCAGAAGTTATGTACGAGCTAATGGCAATGGTGGTTGCTGTCTCGTTATCGTCGATCCCTTCTTCATGGTTGACTAGATTTTTAGTATAGGTAGCGGCTACCGGAAAGTTTCGCATACCAGAATCTAACCAAGCGGTTCTAGCTAGGGTGCCATAGTACCAGATCTTGTCTTGATGGTTGTAAATTACATACCGATCTACGGTTTCAGAATCACTTGAACAATAGAACCACCATATCTCGTGGTATTCTTCGTTTGTGCCAGCAAATATTTGGTCTGTTTGTAGGGCATTAAAATCACTGAATACGTATCGTAACAGATCGCACTTTAACGTTTGGACCCTACTACCATCTGAAGTGTAAAATTTGTCTTTGCCCATCCAATAGGAAGCTCCGTTGGCGTAGGCCACGGCTTTATCAGAGACTATAGATATGTTCTCGCCAACAAGCTGTGCGCCCCAGACTATCTGCCCCCCAACGTACTGTAAGCTGTACATAGAAGTATCAGTCCACACATTTACTGCTTGCCTAGCTTGGTGCGCGGATACTATTTCTGAACCCCGTGACAACCGTAGACTACCGGCTTGGTTTGTTGCAGAGGGGGTCCAGTTCAAGACATCTTCTTGGTCTGACCAACGTATGAGCATAGGGTCTTGGGTTGTCGTGCTAATAATGTTTGGGCCAAAACAAAATACGAATCGGTTTATGTCAGACACAAGTATGAAGTTCTGGATCGTCGGTACGTCAGAAGCACCGCCAATACCTGACAAAAGCAACGCACGTGTAGTAAGTCCATTCGTAGCGTCCCACTGGAATATTTGACCCCGTTTTGGACCAAATATAAGGTCTTCCCCAAAGTTAGATTGAGTCCATGTACGTAGAGACACAGTAGAAGAACCACCATTATTCCACGTGCCTTCCCCGTACGTACCAGCGCTCCAACCATTCAGAGGCACCGCTGAGTCTGAGCCTATACTTATCTGGTAAGCAGCGTCAGTAGCTGATCCACCGTTGCCCGAGTCAGAAGCGTTAGCTGCTACAGAAGAAGTTATAGTGTATGTGTTTACACTGGGTACAGTTGCAATCTCGTATTCTTGATTTAGTACGTCTGCTGTTATAGTGCCTCCTAAAGACACCGCACTGCTAAAAGTAACAAAATCACCTACAGCCGCACCGTGGGTGTTATCAGTAACAGTCAGCGTAGTAGAGCCATTAGTAGCGGCAAAAGTAGCTGCGTTGGTAGTAGTCGCTCTAATGGGGGTAACATCATAATAAACGCCCCCTTGTTCTAGATAAAATTTCTTGCTGGTGCCAACACCGGTTAGCTTCTGCCCTGCTAGAGTAAGCCAAGCCGATAGAGACCTACATATACCTACAAATGTGTTTCCAGATATCCGGCTCCAACCTCCTATTTTCTCGGGGAAGTTTTGCCTAAAACGAACCTTGTCACAATCATACCAGCCACCTTCAGAAGAATACCTTGTAGCTTCTTTATTTATGCCGGGTTTAAGCTCTAGTTTCTTAAAGGGCATCTACACCTCCCATACGAGCGATCAGTCTCCCACTACGTTCGGGAAGTTGTACATGCCACCTACTATCTTTCATCTGTCGTGCAGCTTCTTCCCAATCTGCGGCCTCCACGGCAGCAATAAATTTTATAAACTTACTAAAACGCGGACGACCAAGATTAAACATCATATTAGCGATTATAAGCTGCACTTCTTCTGGCAGTGCGTCAAAATCGTCGAAAGCCCAAACACAATCACTAAGGACGACCTTCAGATCCTCTTGTAGTAGTTCGTCACTACGTTCTTTTGTAATTGGAGCGCCTACAGGCCAACCATATTCCGGGTCAGACTCTCGCACCATATGACCTACACCACACGTTTCATGTCCTGCGGTACAGATGTATATAGACAGCACCTCGCCTTCGTCAGCGATAAGCTCGGATACGAGAGTTTCTCTGTTCATCTACCTTGACCCCGGTATTTCTTCCACGAACGGCGTTTACGCTTGTTAGCAGGTCTAGAATTAGGCCCGTTACCAATACTGGTTCGGTGCTTAATTTTAATTGGTTGCCATTCAGAAACACCAAGACCTCTAGCTTTCACCGCCATTATCTAGCAACTCCTTTGACCTTCTCCCATGATCTGAGGCCACCCAAACCGAGCATCCCCATCAAAACCGGCATTAGCTCGCCCAAGTCCATTTTTGGCAACTCGACTAAATATCCAGCCTGCGCTAACCCAAAAACTAGGATTGGCTGGAGGACATAAGTATACATAAGGGCTACCCCGCAAGTCCATCCGATAAAGGGACGCCAGCCTGCCACGAACATAGAACGATGAGCCGCCTCAACTTTGTTAATTCCAAGCTGCGCTAGATCGACTTGAGCTAGACTGTCTGTGAGTTTAGCCTGTATTTCACGCTCGGCAGCGGCCCGCTTCTCTTTGTCCTCGGGTAAAAACCTTCCAGCAACTTCCATGACAGATGGTAGTACAGCCGATAATAACCCTATCATTTTGCTGCCCTTTCATTTGCAACGGGTGGATGAACACCGTTGTGCATCTTTCTCAGTGATTGAGTTTCGGATTTTAAATTGCTTATGTCAGCTAGTACTTGAGCAAGGGACATATGGTCACGTCTAAGATTTTCCGGCGATGACATTTGTGCGAGTATGTTTGTTCGTTGCTGTGTCATTTCAGTTATAGTATCAAGAGCGTCTATGCGCCGATCTAAACCACGAAGCCGCTTCTCTATATCCTGTAATTGTTCAATAACAGTAGCTAATTTTTGACGTACGATAGCCGCAGCCGAAACCACGGATACCAGCATCCCGGCTAGCGTCAGGATCATTCGAGCGTCGAGTTCCATTTATTTTCGGAACGCAGCAAATAGTAGCCCAACCACTATTATGCTTAAAATTGTAATCTCTCCATAAGATAGCATTACCGATTGCGCCATTTTTCCATCCACTTCTGAAAAGTTTCAGTTTCATAAATTCGGATTAGCGACCATGCCAATGACGCTAACGCTGCAACAGCGGGGAGCCAATCAATCAATGTTCCAGCAACTACAAAAAAACTACTAACATCAAAAATTGTTTTGGCTTGATCGTTCATCACCCAAGTTCCGGCCAATCATAAAGAATACCAGACTTGTTGCCCTCCGCATCCCACGCTAGGAACAGCGCAGCTACGGCATCCGTGTTTGCAGCGCCGTCAATGGCATCTTCCATCGCGGTGGCTTTAGCGCGGATTGCATCGCGCCAAGTCTGGATGTTGCTAGGAATGGCAGTAGTCTTTTCAGACTTGCGCGTCACCGCCCAATCGGTCTGTGCAAGCAGAGAACCCTGCTGCTTTTTAACTTCTGCCTTTAGCTCAGACTTTACCCCTAATTTAACAGACTGATTGCCGTTA